TTAGTTTTAAACCTTGATCAGCTCCAGCTGTAGCAATGTTTAATTTGATAAATTTGTCCATAGTTAATAATTTTAATGGGTTAATGATCTACAAAGATAATCTTTCTAATTATCTTTTTTTAAGCGATCTATTAAGAACTTATATGCCTCTACACCTTTGTCGCTTTGCATGTAAGACGCAACTACATAGTTGGGATCTTCAGCAAAAGGGATTGTTAACATTTTCTTTTTATTACCAGAAAGATTAAAATATACGTCTTTATTTCTATTCTTAAAAGCTAAATAACCTTTGTCAAAAAACTCAGCAACATGGCCCTGTAATTCTAACAACGGATCTTTTACTGTTTCTATAAATTCTTCAGGATTATTTTTTGCATAAATTAATATGTCTCTTTTTAATTCTGGAATAGTTAATGTGTTTGATTGATTTCCCATTAATATTCTGGAAACTGAAATTAATTTTTCAGTAGTTAATTCTTTAGCTAAAATTTGAGAAGTTAGCTCTATATCTAATTGATGTAATTCTATATTAGCATCTTTAGCGTTATCTACTTCTTCAAAAGCAGTTCCGTTCTGAGGATGTAATGATAAAAACTTTTGTAATACTTGGTTTTCTCTTTCTACAACTAGCATGCCATCTTCAAAAACAACAGGCTCTAAAATTGCATTTCCATCTTGGTCATCTTCAAATGGACTTTTTTGGTTTCTTGCATATCTTAAAGGCTTGTTTACGCCTTCATCTTCATCAAAATATAATAAAGGAGATCTTGCAGAATGTCGTGATGATAGCATATAGGATAATGGAGCTTTTCCATTAGTTAATCTGTATGCTCTAGTCTTAAGGGTAATGTTTTTTTTCATTATAATATAATTTAATTTGATTTATAAAAAATAAAGAGTACCTCCGCCCGAAGACGGAGATAAACTTTAAGGATATTCTTAGTTTTGGAATAAGAAGAAGTTGTTTGCACCTAAAGTACATACAGCTCTTTCTGATAGGAAATTTACTTCCATTGCATCCAAGTCAGAAGTTCTTGCTCCACCGGCAGAACCAGTAATCCAAGTTTTGTATCTTCTGTCTTCAGTTTCTGAAGCTCTATATCTAACATGTAAGAAAGGTCTTTTAGCGTTCTTACCTAAGATTTGGTCATAAACTGACGTTGAACCAGCAGGAACTAAAAGTCCGTTGATTGCACCAGCAATAAGTCCACCTCTCATAGTAGGATCGTTAAGATATTTCCAGTCAGACTTATAGAAGTCATAACCTCTTCTAAATCCTGTAAATCCAAGATTTAAAGCCATGTCTTTATCATTGTCAAAAAGACCATAAGATGTACCACCTGCTCCATAAGAGTTTTGTGCTGCTAACATATCGTCAATATCAAATGAAAATTGTCTATTTACAAAAATAACATTTTCTTCAATAGCTCCTTGCTTATCAAGTCTTTGGATAATATTATCAAATGCACCTAGATTTTGTGGGTTACCACCTCCAAATACATTACCTCTATTTCCAACTACATAGAAAATACCTTCAGAACCTGCTCCTGTTGGCGCTCCAGCTACAGCTGTACCGTTTCCAAGTGCTGCTGATGCTCCAGAACCTACTTCTGCAGGTACTGCTTCTAACATTGCAGTTTCTAAATAATCTTCAAAACGAAGTCTAGTATCGTGCTCAGACTTTAAATACCAAAGGTATCCGCTTACGCCATCTTCACCAGTTACTTCAACCCATCCAATTTGAGCCATATCTGATCCAGATACAGAGTATTTATCTTTTATAATAATTGGTTTATTTTCAAAGAAAATATCATCTGATTCGTTAGATCCAACCATTCCGTTAGTTCCTTTAGCAAATTCAGATCCATAAATAAAAATAGTACAAGGTGCGTTGTCAGCCATTGCTTGTCCACCTGCTTCATAGTAAGCTATTACTACTGTTTGTGCGGCTGCTCCTGCTGTTGGGCCTGTTGTTACTACGCCTTTATTTGTAAGAGTACCACCTACGCCTTCCGAAGAAATCATAACTGTTTGTCCTACTCTTAATGCAGCTGAAGTAGATGCTCCAATTGCTGGATTAAAATTAGCATTTGGAATTGTCCATGTTGAACTATCGTTTCCAGCTCCAATTGCTACTGGAGTACATCCTGTGTACTTAGTATGTAATCTACCTTGTTCTGCCCATTTTATAAGGTCAGAGTTTGAAGGCATTTCAGCGCCAACCATTCTTAAGAATGACGCTATTGTTCTATTCCCGTATCTTTCGAATTCTTTTTCGTAAGTGTCAGGAAGGTATTGGTCTAAGAAATTAAAGTTTGTTATATAATTTGTACTTAGAGCTTGTTGTTGGGCACTTGGTTGTAAATCAAATCCCGGGGCTACGTTTACTGCCATAATTTTTTAATTTTTTTAATGTTTAACTTTTTTTAATGCTTCTAATTTTGAGTCCTCTTCCACTTTCAGTATTTCCAACAGGTTTTATTTTTATCCCATTTTTTGATACTGTTTGTGGCGTTTGTCTAATATCCATGTTAATGTTTTTAGATTTTCTACTAACATCATCTACAGCTTTTGACATACCTTGATCATAAAAGAATTGAGCAAATTTATCAGGATTCATAGCTACTGCTAATGAACGATGATATCCTTTTGGATCTTGCATCAAACCATCTTCGTTTAAAAATTTGCTAATAAAATTATTAACATCAGATTGAACATTTTTAAGTTCTTCAGCAGTTCCAGGCTTGAATGTAAAATCATTATCACCAACAGTAAAATCAAAACCTTTGAATTCGCTGTTAAAAACCTCATCGGTTTTATTTAAGAAATAATCATACTTTCTTTTACCCTCATCTTCTTGACTTTTAGATTTCTCTATGTAACTTTTGTAGGCAGTTAAATTTTCTTTTTGATCTTCCGATAACCCACCCCCACTTGACTCAAGAGGAGTTTTATATTTATCTTTTTGTTCATTTAAAAACTTTTTAGCTTTCGCAAGTTCTCGTTTTTTCGCTAATTTGATTTTCTTAATATCTTTTGGTTCATCTAAGTCTTCGTCAAAACTAAATTTATCCTCAATGATATCTTGAATATCTATTTCATCCAACCCGTCTTCAGTCGAACTATAATAATTAGCTAGTACAATGTCATCGTCCATTGTATTGAAATCTTTTTGTAAATTATAAAAGTCTTCAATACCACGCCCGGTTTCCTTTTTGTACTTAAAATACGCAGACACATCTTCAGGTAATTCCTCATTTGCCTCTTTTTCCGCAAACAATTCATCGACAGAATTAATGTCTTTGTTGTATCTATTTTTTATATATGAAAGAACGTCTGTGTCACTTAATTCCGGTAAGGGTAGTGACGCATCTAATTTCTCTTCTTCTTTTACTTCTTTATCTTTTGAAAAATCTACTTTGTTGTCTGTAACAACAGGAGTTTGATTCTCTTCAAATTTTTCTTCATGATCTTTTAGCAGCTGTTGTTCAACTTCTGCTTGGGATTTTTCTTCCAAAAAACCTAGGTCTCTTACTTTTATTTCCATTTAATTTAATTTTTAGTAAAGTTACACATTTAATATATACATTTTTAAGCCTATAAACTATCTAGGTTCAAATTCTGCTAAATCAAAACCATCTAAACTATCTTCGTTAGACTCAAAATTAATAGCTGGTAAATCTCTTTTTTTCTGCTCAATCATTTTTGAAGTTTGAGTAGATTGTTGGCTTATTCGTTGATCTTTTGCTTGCTCTTTATTTTGCTCTCTTTGATCTAACTGAGATTGCTCAACACCTTTTAATTGCATCTGGAAATTAAATTCCGTTTGCATTAATTTTTCTTTTAATTGAGCTTCCATTTGTAATTTTTGAACATCAAAATTCATCTCACTTTCTTTAATCTGTATTTTAGATTGAGTTTCCATTTGTGTTTTTTGAGCGTCAAGTTGAGCTTGCGCTTGCTGCGCCTGCATTTGCATTTGTGCTTGCATTTGTTGAGCTTGAGCTTGCTGCGCTTGTTCGGCTTCTTGTTTTTTCTTACGTTTTAATTTAAGAAGTTGATTAGCCATTTTAATATTATTTAATTCTCTAATATCTATAGCATCTTCTAAACTAATATTTTCTTTAGACAAAGCCATTTGAATGTTTTGTTCTAACATAGCTTGCTGCTCTTCGTCTGGAGCCATTTCAATAAATATTCCAAAATCGTGTAAATATAAATCTTTAATCTCCTTAATTATATTTAAATTATATTTCCCTATTTGCATAGCAAACTCATCAGCAAAGTCAGAGTATTCTAATATGTCAGCAGTTCTAATAGACAATGCTTCCGCAATTGTTCTTGTTATATATAAGCTACCTTGAAGAATATGTCTTGTTGCGGTATTAGAATTTAATGCAGCTAGTTTTTGAACACCAACTAAAGAATTAGGATCTGGCATTGAGCCGTCTCTTGCTTCGTTTAATCCAGTAACCTGTCTAATCATATCTAAATAATGATTATAGTTTGCAATTAACATTTGCATTTTACTAGCACCACTATTAGAAGTTAATTGAGTTATAGGAACTCTGGCATTATTATATTCACCGTCTTGAGTATAACTTCGACCAACAACACTACCTGTTTGAAAATACAAACGTAATGCGTCTTCAGGGTTATATGCATTTCCAGTTCCTAAATCTACTTCATTTAATCCATCTGCATCTATAAAGACACCATCTGGCACAACTCTTGATACTACTTGTTGTATTTTTAAATGAGTCATTTGAATTAAATCTGCAAATGGAATCATTCTTCTTACTAAAGACTCTAGCCCACCTTTATACATTCTAGGTGCACATGCTATGTAGTTAGGTAATGCAAACTGGTTTGAAGATTTAGGTCTAACCATATTTTCTGCTAACTCCCATTTTAAAACAATGTTAGTTCCCATTACCATTACACCATCATACCATACGTCTATCCTTTTTTCTATTCTTTCAAACTCACCCTCATCCATCTTTTCTTGTGGTGGATTAAACTGGTCATCTTTTTCAACCGTTTTAAAAGCACCTTCATTTATTTTTTTTCTTTTGTAAACAAAAGTATGTGTAGTTTTATAATTAAAATACATTAACGTAGCAGTATCTCTATAAAACAAACTGTTTTGATAAAATTGAGCATTATTAAAATAATTGTACCACGATTGACTGTATTTTGAAATCTCCTCTAAATCATCATTAGTAAGTGAAGGGTCAATTTTAATAAGCTCTGTTATTGGAACTGTTTTAATTTCTCCCCAATAAAAACAATCTTTAAAGTAAGGGTCTTCTGTGTAGCTATAAACAACATTAGCAGGATCTACATAATCTACTTTTACTCCTTGACCAGGTAAAAATTCGTGTTTTGTAACACCCATACCTAGTGTGGTAATATCATAATCTACACGACTACGAGTATCATTATAATGATTTTCTGCTAAAAGAGTATTAATAGCTTCTTCTTCTGCAATCTCAATCGCAGGTTTGTACTTCATTTGCATATACAGCTCCAACTCATCGTTGGATTCTGGCAATTCATTTTCAGGAGTTTGAAATAATTCCATCCCAAAATCTTGTTCAGCTTGAAGTATCATATCTTTTGATATCATATCCTTCTCAACCATTTCTTGAAATTCATTTCTTTTCTCCGCTGACATTGCGTCTTCTGCGTAAGCTTTAACTTTAAAAAG